CCATGGCAATCGCAAAGAACTACCGCAAATTTCCCGAGGCACTTCTAGCCCAGCTAGAACTGGCCTTGGTGGACGTGCGCGAAACGTTCGAATGGATGCGGGTTAACAAGCCCACAGCCTATGCAGCATGGGCGCGAGTAATGAAGGCCGCAAAGCCTGATGTTCGCGGACTGGTGAAGGTTCCCGAGTGGGTGAAGGTGGCAAAGCGGAAAGCGGAAGCTTTGGCGCGAGCAGTGAAGGCCGCAATACTGGCGCTGTTTTTATGACGTCACAGGCTTGGGAGCAGGAACAGGCGCAGCGGCTGGAGGAGTATCCGTTCCACCAGTGGCGACAGGAGGCGGGAGGCGATACGGGTCGAATGGAGGGTTTTCCAGCCAGCGCTGACAGTCTGCAGAACTCAGGCCAGCATTGGTGCCTTGCTGGTTGATACAGCGACACTCGCCGCCTTGGCAGTAGCCACCGACAACCACAGGCATGACAACGACTTGCCGCAGGTGGTCAAAGGCCGGGGCGCTTTCAGGACGATTGGACACCCTCGGAATCCAATCTATACGGTCATCAATCGGGCCTGTAGCGCGTGAACGTGCCGCACTGGCATCCGAGACTGGGACAGATGACCCGGACGCGTAGGAGGCCGGTTTTACGGGTTCTGGAGCCGCTGTTTTATGGACGATGCCCCAGATCAGGTACGCAAGGACAAGGAAGGCCAGCAGAGCGCCGCCGCCGACATAGATTGCAGGGGGGATACCACGGACAGGGACGGTATGCAGGGAGCTTGATTTATAGAGCGAAAAGGCCTTTTTCGGGAGCTTGTAACGCCGCTTATTAACGCAGGTTTTCCACTGCATCGCGGTATTGCATTCGGGCCATTCGTACCAGTGGCGACCCAATACGCCGACGTCACGAATGTGGATGTGACGCCCGACGAGGTTGCGAACGTTCACATCAACAAGTGAGGGAGACTGCGTGGTGATGAATACGTCGATGCCGTGGTGCCGATGTGTTTCAAGCGCCGCCACAGACTCAGGAACCTTTGCAGCCGATCCGCGAGGACGCCACACTTGCTGCACCTCGTCAATCACCAGAATCGCACCGTCCGGCAGTTCATTGGGCCAGTTATTGGCATCGCATTGGAAGTGAGGAAGCGTGAGCCCGTTTAGCGATTCCTCGCCAGTCTTGGGATCAGTGTGGACGTAAATCGGACGATCCCCACAGACTTGACTGAGGTAATCCACCATCGCGGCGGTTTTCCCCGCACCTGGCATACCCGTGAACAGAGTTATCACCGCAGAATCTCCAGCTTCTTGACCGCTCCCATGGCGACTTTAGCAATCAAGGCCCCCGCAATGATGCTGATGAAGTCGGGAAGCCCCGCCAACTGAATCAAAAGCAGGGTATCGCCACCAATGCCAGCAAAAGCCGTTTTAGCGGAACTGAGAGCCGAATTGAGAGCCGCAGCAAGGGCAGCATATGAGGCGACGCCGATCCCGAGGGACAAGAGGATTTTGCGGACGAATGGACCCGCGAGGCTGACGAGCCAAGTACCAACCGCGCCCATTATTCGGAACTCCTAGAGGCACCGACCATGATTGCAGCCGCTATGAGCCATGCAGCCGCAAGCAGGACAGGCCGCAACATGCCGAGACCGTTACACAGTGGCTGAAAGCTGAAATCAACATTGGCGCCTTGGATGTGACGCGGAGCAGGACAGGCACCAGAGCCAGCACCCCAACCGCTATCGGGCGCCAGTGTGATTTGCTTATCTTTGGTTTCGAGCGGGTCTGACTCGGGCGTATTCAGCTCAGGAGTAGCACAGGCGAGGATGTTCGGGAAAACTTCGCACAGAAGGGGGGGGTCCTCTTTTGGCGTGACCTTATCAGGCGTGGTGCCTGTACCCGTACCAGTGCCAGTGGACGGGCTCGGAACCGTTGAAGTTTCCGGCAGCGGGTCTGGGTTTGAAGTGGTGATGTTTTTCGGTTGCGCATCGACACGCCATGGGTCCGTGGGTGTTGGCGATGGAGTGACGTCCGTTACTGGTTTGCTGTATTCCTGCGGGTTAGTGTCAGGAACAGGAACAGGATCACCAGTGGGGATGCGCAAGGGACGCGGGTTCCCCTCTGCATCGGGGTTTAACGTTGGCGCTTCAACAGGGAGAGGGACAGGAAGCGCATTAGCCACCGCATCAGGCAAAGGCTCAACACCTTTGAGCTGCTCGAACGCATCCTGCGAGACTTTGTAAGGCTCAGTCGAGGGAGGCAGTTCAACAAGGGGAACGGGCTCCCAATATGTAAACCCATCCTTGACTTTTCGAACGTAACAACCGCCGCCGCCATCAACCATAGCAACGGAATAGGTCATTCCAGTGGGACCGTTGGCCTCATTCTGGCTGCGACGCCAATCCACGTAACTAAAACAAACAGAACCAATATCGCCGTCATGATTGACGCCATCGTACGTCCAACGAAACCGCCGAACAGGGGTGGAATTCCACCATTCGTTATCGACTATTTGAAAACCATCGGTAAGGTAGTAAGCCGCAAGCGCCGCAGACGCGAGAACCATCGCCGGATTCAGATAAGCAGCCGCAGCCGCAACCCTCGGAGCATTGGCAGCCATGCGCATTACGGCAGGCATGGTGACAGAGCGACCACCAACATTCAGCGAGGCATTGGTGCGCACCGTGGCATTCAGCCATTGCGGGGCGTTGGCTGCAATACGTTGATAAGCCCGAGCAGTGCCGGAAGATGTATAGCCAGCAGGGGGCGAAAGCGACACGTAGCCAGCATGGACAGCGGAGCCGCAGAGCAGAGCGATAGCCGCGACCAGATCACGCGTAGACATATAGCACCACAGCGACGAACAACACAGCCACGACAAAGGCAAACAGGTACAAATGTCCGGTGTTATGCCTGAGCGATTTGGGAAGGCCAGAAACGAAACGCCGCTTTTTCTGATCGAAGGGGGGAAGCTGTTCAGGGAGGCACATGGAAGGCCCTTAGCCGTTGATGATGAACCAGATTGAACCGAGGATGCAGATCGTGACGAGGACTGCGGATGACGTCATGCATGAATCCCGTTGGATATGAATTTGAGCGTATATGCAGCGATCCAAGCCGCCGCTATGCCCCAAGCAATAACAATCGAGTCGGTCGTATCTATGAGGCCGCAGGTAACGGGCGTGAATTGCGCGACCTTAGTGACGGACGTTGAATTGCTGACATTGCGCAAGGTGTACGTTATGGACGTTGCCGAAGTACTCGACACATCCACAACGTACGAAGCTGTACCAATTTGCACGACCTTGCCAATTTCCCGCGCCGCAGCCGCAGCGGATGCCGCGGTAGCGTTCGGATAGCACTCGCCGTCCACTTGGTACGAAGCCATTTACAGACCTTTGCGCAGGAACTTGACAGCAGCTACTGCGATGATTGCCACCAGCACAGCACCAGCGATAGTGAGGCCGTCAGCCTTCATATCACCGATTGCGGTGGTGACTTCAGCAGGAACAGCAGCGAAGGCAGAAGACATGCCAGCGGAGGCCAGAACGGCCAAGGAAGCGATTTTTTTCATGGATAACTCCAATAAGGTTGATGAAAACGGCAGGTAAATCCCACCGGAAAGCGCCACACGTGACGCGATCCGCTAAGTACTACCCCTCACGACTGGACGAATCCCCATGACCATGCAAGGCCGCTAGTTCGTCCATTGATTGCGCCTCTTGTTCCGCCCACATGGCGTGGTAATCCGCCTCAAGCTTGTCAGCGGCAGCACGGTCTATCGACTCACCGAGCGATTGCGCTGACTGGGCATCCATTCCACCCACATACGCGGCCATTGCAGCCCTTTCGCCATCGCTCAGGGAAGGCATGACAACAGGGAAGCCCATAGACCGAGCTTCTCCGTTAGTCATGCCATCGGAGCCGCCGAAACTGCCGTTATTTGCGAAAAACCATTTACGCTGCGCGTCACTTGCGAAAGGCATTTCTCTACATCCTGTAACCGTGAACAGTTCCAAGCCGATCAAGATCAATGACGATGGCTTGGGTGTCGAAATCACAGTGGTCCGCGAGCAGTTGTTCGACCATTTCGGCATCTGTAATCACGCCGCCATCGGCATCACGAAGAGAACGAAACCAGTCAATCCCACCATCACCCGTAGGTGCGAGGAATCGCCCCGTATCCATTGATTGGATGATGTAGCGGGCCATGATTACGCCTTGACAGCAGCAGGCGCAGGCTTGATGCCGAGCAGGCGCAATTCAGACTTGTTATCTGCACCCGCGACCACTTCAAATTGGCAATCGCAGACAAGTCCACCGACAGGCCATTTAGTCTGCCAATTTGCCCATTTGTCGAATTCGGAGGCATCACCAAATTTGAACGGGCGTGTGACTTGACCGATAGAGCGGCCGGAGCCGGATTGGGCAACGTCCACGATCAAATGGAAGGTAGTAGAGGAAAACTTGCGTCCCTCAAATTCGCCCTGCGATTCTTTGATGCCAGTGAGAATGGCTTTGTTTTCAAATTTCATGGTTTTTCCTTTTTGCCCAAGTTAAGCCGCGAGAGCGAAGGCGGGCACACCTTCAGCAGCAGGTAAACGGATCGCAGCAAAGGCCGCG